GTCCCGGCTAATAAACTTCTCCAGAGGCCCCAGAAAGTCCCGCAGTTCTTGGAGGTCTTCGGGAGTGATTAGCGCGGGCCATTTCTTCAGGGGACAGGCTTCGGCTTTTAGGGAGGCTTTGGCTGGAATGAAGCACCCGCACAACGTCCCGCCCTTGACCTTCTTACGCTTTAGGAGCGTTCCACAACTCCGCGTAGAGCGGTTGTAGTGTTCGCACGACTTACAAACCTCCAGCCTTTCGGCCTTTTTCTGCTGGCTTACGAATAGCATCGGCTATCAGTTTCTTTGTTCTGTGTAGGGACTGGTAAAGGGTCGCGGGCTTAATGCCCGATTCTTCCGCAATTTCCGACAGTTTGTGCCCGTCGATATAGAGGCGGATAATCATTCGGTCGAACCACTGGAGGCGGTCGATGTACAGTTCTATCTGCTCCAGCTTAACCGACCGCTCGAACCCCGGTTCTGCTACGGGTTCTTTGGGTGTCGGGGTATCCTGAAGCGTATACAACTGTTTAAACTTCCCTCTGGTGGCTTCGACGTACATAGCCGTACAGAAGTAGCCCATCGGCTTCTCCTTAAAACTCTTATCGATTACCCGGAGGTAGGTATGTGAAACGAGGTCGGTAGGTTCCGTACAGAACCGCCCCGCTACTTTGAGGAGGTAACTGTAATTCGCCGTAACGAATTCATCCCACAATACCTTCGAGTTTTCCAACTTCGGATTTATATAGCCGTATCATTTGTTCGAGGTCGGCTACTGAATAACGCGCGGGCCTTTGGCTTTTGATTAGTATTTCTTCCGCCGTTCCCTCCCCGTAGATACCGTCTATCTTCAGTCCGAACTCGAACTGTTTGCCTCCGTTCATGTTGCAGCGTTTGCACTGGAATTGGACGTTTACCGGGTCCCACCTCGTAGCGAATTTGGCTCGCGTGATAAAGTGGCCCGCGTCTACTTCTTTCCAGTGTCTCCGAACTCCGCACGTAAAACACTCCGAATAGCCGTATTCGTCGCATACCCGCAAACGGATATAACGGGAGAAGATTTGGTCAAGCGTCGCCACCAGTCGTGCCCGTGTTGTAGCCATTGCGTGCTTTATCGCGTGCGTGTATCTCCGCCCTTTGTTCGGGGGTCAATTTAGGCCGTCTTTGCATAATTTCGGCGAACGTAGGCGCAACCTCCGGGAGTGTCTTGAGGATGTCCCCAAACAAAGGAGAAAGGGGTTCCGTGGTTAGGGCCTCTTTGTAGTGCTTTTCGCGGAACTCGCAGGCCGTGTTCACGTCGTAGTCTCTCAAAGCCCCGCAGAGCGTCGGCGTATCGAGCCGCCCGTAAAGGTCTATTTTACCTCTTCGTATCTGGGTGAAGACGTGTACTACCTCTTCTATTTTCAGGGTCCGGAATTCGTCGATAATGTCTTCTACTGCGGTCAGTACATCCTCCTCACTGGAAAACGTGTTGTTTACTTTGACCGCTTGAGACAGTCGTACGATTTCGCGACCCAGAAAGGCCCGAAGCAGTTCCGGGCTTTCAGAGTTCGCCCGTGAAACGCTTGTGCCATTCCGGTGCATTTCCTCCGGCCCGGCCTTTACCAGTTCCTGTATTCGAGGGATAGAGACCGCGCCACCCGTTTGCGATGGCTGTACCGATAATTGTTCGCGCTGTTTCATAGTCGCCGTTTGATATTTTTTGGAGGTGGTGTAACGCTACCTGCTCCGACTGCAAAGTACGGAACGAAAATTTGAAGTGGGTCCGCTTGTATTCTTTCCACGAGGCCCAGAGTTCGACAAACTCCGAACCTTCGAAAGGCATCAAAATATCAGGCTTCCCTTTCTTAATATCTATACTAGTACTCTCTATTCTACTTACTAGTTTAGTATGTGTTCTTTTTTTTACAACTACTTGTTCTGATTTATACAACTTCTTGTTCTTTTGTATACAACTTCCATTCGGAACCTGTTCTGAAATATCAAGTTTCCGAGTCCTCCCGTAGCCGTCCCGGTCGAGGTATCCGGCCTCCAGAAGGTGTACTATCATTTTCCGAACCTGAATCTCCGAGCAGGTAAGACGTTCGGCGAAGTATTCGTTACTGGCGAAACACTCCTTTCCGGTATCTACGAATCCTGCGACCTCGGCCAAAAAAAGCCTCTCCAAGATAGAGAGGCCTTTTAAGGTCCATATACGCTCCGGAATCCAGCGTCCAGAGGTCATGAGTTCAAACGGGTTTCGGTGTCCGTCACGGCCTTAATAATGGCCTCAAACGGCGTTCCAGTGATAGAGTTCCATTCCCGTATGTACTTCAGGAAGTTCGCGGGCTTCTCATAACTCCAACTCCGGACCGCTTGTACGGTTACGCCAATGGCTTCCGCCGCGCCGCTTAGCGTCCTGTAATGAGTTAATAGCATCAACTCTAGAGGGGTTCGTGGGTTCATATTGTTCGATGTATTTGAGGGCTTCTAATTTAGAGAAATTCCCTAGTTTCATAAGGCCCGATAAGTTGGCGAATAGGTTTTCTTCCCAATACATCCGTATATCGGTCGCCGTGTTTTTTGTCACTAAAGGTTTACTACGCGGCATTACATCTGCATGAGTTTATCCCGCAGAGTAAGGAGGTACTGGGCACGCTCCAAAAGACGTTCATCGCTGGGAAGGGATTCGCCGCCCGCGAAACCCAGCTGAATAGCTTGACCGATAGCCCACGACGCGTCAATACGGCGCTGAACATCGTCCGGCTTCGCGCCTCCAGGTTGCGGCCTTTGGAGTTTCCATTTTGTGAGACCCATAGGGTTCGGTTTGGCTTCTACGATTTCTACCGTGTCCCCGGCTTTCCACTGGTCCGGCTTCTTCGCGAGGACCTCCCCGGCGCGGTTGTCCTCGAGAATGATTTCCATCCGGTAAAGGAGTCCGTACTGGCTTTCCCACGTTCCGTTCTGGGTTACTTGTGCAATTTTCATTTAACCGTGTTTTGGTGGTTTGATTCGATGTAATCGTTAAGGTCTCGAATGGCTTTTGCTAGGTTCAGCAAATGCCACTCGATTCCGTATTCGTCTTTATCTGCTAGTTTCCTGCGGTAGTACTGGTAGTACTCCCACACATCCGGCTTGAGTTCGCGCATTAGTACCCTTTGTTGTCGATTACCCGCTCGCGAACCATATCGCGGAACTCCGCAGAACTGGTTACTACTTCCGTCACGTCTACCCGTGCACCCTTAAAGCACAGATACACCTTTTGAACGTCTACGCAGTCTCCAGCCCATGAGCCGTCTTCGTCGTCGGAGTAGGCCTCGTAGTGGCATTCGAACTCGAGGTGCTGAATTTGCGCGTCCTCGACCAGAATCAGAGTGTAGTCTTCCATCGCTTTGTTTGTTTGACCCGACAAAGATAAGCGAAAGTTCTATACTTCCAAACTTCCCTGAATCTTTTTCTAACCTTCTGGGAAGAAAAAAGGGCCGCCCGACGTTTCGAGCAGCCCTTTACCAAATTATCAAACAAACGAATGCACGTTCCACACGTCCAGCGTTCGGGTCAAAGATAAAGGCCCCACCCCTTCGCTAAAGGGTGAGGCCTACACAAACCTGCTTCTATGAATCGCGACCCAAAGATATACAAAGGGGCACAATGGCAACCGCGCAAAGAACTACCGCAGGCCACGTGATACCGTGCTCGACAATATCGTAACAAGCGGTTGACGCGATTAGACCGCCCACGGTTCGCTTCGCAGACCATCGGGTGAGGTTTCCCTTGGTCTTGAAGATTTGGGTTAAATCTAGACCCCTTAAAATCGATAATAAGGGGTTCACCGATTCCGTCCAAGAACTACCGCGTTCACGATTCGCTTTAGAAGGTCGAGAATTGTGTCGTCCTTCTTCGTTTCCGTCAACGCCGTAAACGTGCCCAAAAGCGTGATTACCGCGAGAAGAATCTCGGTCCAGTTTTCTGCGAAAAAGTCCCACATGTCAAAGGGTTTTAGTGTGCTTCTTGTATCCGGATATGATAACGCTCGGTCGGCGTTCTTTGCTTTTCGAAGTACATCCACCACCCACCCAGACGGGGTTGCGCGAATCCCTTCTCGACCTCCCACCCGGCGAACCTGTCGAGTATCTTGTAACTCCCGAGTTTCAGGTGGTGTACCGTGTCCTCTCTTAAGTTCCCTTTCTCGTTAATCCGTTCTACCGAAATAGGCAGGTGCCACTTCTGGTGGGTATGGCCGCTAACGATAATATCCGCGTCCGGCCATTCCTTCTGGTCTATATCCGCGTTTAGCACTCCTTTTGAGCGGGGCGCGTTGCCTCCGTATCCGTGGTGGAAGTGCAGGTTAAAACGTTCCTGAAAGGTTCCCCTACTAACTCGAAGCATAATCCATCCCGAATACGGCCCCGGAGTTACCCCTCCAAGTCCTTGACAAAGCCGGTCAATAGGGGACGTGCTTAACCGCTTCTCGATATTCGTTTCGTGGTTACCCCGTCCGATAAAAACCAAGTTCTCCGCGTACGGCTTCAGGTATTCTATACTGTCTTCGATTACGGCGTCTAGGTAATTGATAGACTTGTATTCTGGTCGCAGGCCCGCGTAACTCCTTCGGGGGTCGTACATGCCTTGCATCAGGTCGAACCAGTCCCCGAATACGAGGACCTTCGCCCCTTTCTCCTTGGCTTCGTCTAGGTGTTTCGTTAGGAGTTCACGGTGGCACTTTACCGAGTCGAAATGAACATCCGAAAGAAGGAGAAAATTATCCGAAGGGACAATATCCAGACCGAAGACCGTAGGAGAATAGTGCCTCATTCGTCGGGGAGGGGTGCGTTTACGTCTAGCTTGAGGTCTGCGAACTTTTCTCCGACCTTAAACGAAGGGCATGCCTTCGCGTCTGTGAAGTCGTTATGCCCCCAAACCTCCATAGGGCCAAACCTATTCCGCAAAGTCGCCACGAGGTCCCGGAACGTCTTTTCTTGTTTCGGGTTCATAGTGTCCTTTGGCTTTTTGTTTTCTACTCCCCCGACGTAACAGATACCGACGCTGGCGCGGTTGTACCCTAGTACGTGGCTTCCGATTTGCTGTAAAGGGCGGCCGTATTCCAGCTTACCCGAAAGCTTGATTACGAAGTGGTAGCCTATGTCTTTCCACCCTTTTCCTTTGTGCCATTTCCGTATTTCTGCCGCCCCCACGTCCATAGAAACCGGAGTAGCAGAACAATGAAGAACGATATACTTGAGTTCACGCATTGAATAGGGATTTCAGATAGCCCGCTATAATAACTCCAACTCCCCCGATACTACCGAGCCACTTGAATTCAAGATTCTCGATTTTCTTCTCGTGTTTGTCTAGGGACTCTTTGTGGAAGTCGAGTTTGGTTTCTATCCGGGCTAGCCCCTCCCGTATTTCCTGAAGTGCGTCCATCTATCCACCGTTTTAGCTTTTCGATATTAGCGTTCCGGTCCTGCTTCATTTATTGATAGCGTAGGCGTACTCTGGAGTGATATTCGGGACGGTATACGTTCCAGAAATCGCGAGTCCAGACTGGTAGTACTTGAACGGCTGCGCACAAATACGATTCTGCAAGTTGGTAGAATACTCCGGGAAGAGGCTAGGGTTCTGGCAGAGGTACCGGTACATCTGGTTCGTGTAGAAGTTGGCATTTTGCCTACAGCGTTCCAGTTCCCTGTGGTAGTCCGCTTGAGAAATAGCCGTGGTATTTTCTGAACTCCGGATAACCAAACCTCCGTTGTCGATTTTCACGTAAAGGGTCGGAAGGAGTTCTACCATAGTCCACCACGCCGTAGCTTTTCGGACGTAGTTTTCTACGAGGGTGAGGTAATTGCCTGTCAGGGTCCCGCCGCTAATCTTCGTTCGCAGCGCGTCGTACAGGTCCGAACCCAGATAGATTTGAACGTTCTTATCCTGTGCGAGGATAGCCGCTTGCGTGATATAGTTTTCGTCCACCCCGCCGTTTAACTGGGTTACCCGCTTGAGGTAGTTCGGGTTGATAAAGAGTACTTCGGCCATTATCGGGGAGTTGTGAATTTGCGGGGCTTCAGGAAACCTCTGTTCTTCATGTCGCGGGGGCGCTGGGCCACCTTGCGGTCATTTTCTTCTAGCGTGTTCTTCTTGCGTTCGTCCGGCGGGAGGGCCTGAATCAGACGCTTCGCCTCGTTGACAGAAACGAGGTCGTTATTACGCTTTAGGTACGTTTGGCGCATCCAGAAATGGCGACAGGAACCGCCCCCTTTGTATAACCAGATGTCGTACGTGTCGGCTCCGTTCGGTCCCCAGCCGGGGTTCACCGCTTGACTACCCGCCTGCATAATATCTTCTTTCCGGTAGACCTTCATGGCCTGAATCATACGCGTGCAGAAATCGCGGCTCCGTCCGTCTGCGAGGGTCGTAGGAGCATAGGCGTAACGTACCCGAACGATTTCGTTATCCTGCGAACTCTTCGCTTGAGGGTTATTCCGGAGCGTACGCGCAAACGTCCAAAGCGCGTCGTACTCTTCTTCCCGGTCGTAGTCTACTTCTCGTTCGTCGATTAACTCCCAGTCGTCGCCCATCTGCTCCCCTAGTCCTTCGAGGTAGTCCGCTACCCCGTCGAGGTTGTGTTCTTCCGAAAGTTCTACCAAACTAGAATCCACTCCCGAAGCGTTTAGAAGCGTCTTAACGGCCTCTTCGATTACTTGTTGGTAGGGAGTTATTACCTGTTGCTCGAAAAGGTCCATAGAGGCCTCTAATTCGCTTCCGCCTCCTAGCTTGCCCGCGACCATAACCCCGAACATCTGCGGGTTCGTGACGCGGTGGCCTATCATAATCTTCGCGGTGGTTTCTTCCGAAAGGAACTGGTACTGCTTATCCGCGTCCGAAAGGGTAAACGCCTCGATAGTCGGGGCGCGGTCCGGCTCATCGGAAAAGGTCATCCAGAACTTACCCGCGTTCTGTGCTCCGGCGGCCTGCCTTTCGATATCCCGACGGATTTCGCGGCGTTCCTCATCCGACGGAATACCGTTCTTAAAGTGGATTGCGAACGAAGGGGAAAGGCCGTTCTTGATATTGTTTATGTGGAATACCGAAATCTCCTTCTCGAGTTCGATATAGTTAATGGCTCCGATATAGTCGGGCTTTGGGTAGTAGTAAGACCCTACCGAAAACGGCTTTACATAGAGAACCTGCGTCGGGTACTCGTTTTTTGTCTCTGGGTTAAAGCGGGCTATGGCCATAGGTTCCTGTCTGGAGTCGCTCCAGTCCCGCGAGTAGTAATACCACTGTACTACCTCTTCTTCGTCGCAGACCCCCGAACGTAAATTCTCAAACGGGAGGTGGCTAATGTTCGCAATTACCGTTCGGTCTACGCTCCAGTTAACCTCGAGGGCGAAACCGTTCTGAATCTTCAGGTCGATAGCGCATTTCCGGAGTTCCGAATTCAGGTCCCACTGTGCCGCGAGCAGTTTCGCGTTCAGGTCCGCGGGCTCGAACCCCTCCCCGTAAATCATCATCCCGATAGTCGTGCATAACGCGTTATGCGTCGGGCTGCAATGGTAGAGGTCTACCAGATAGTTCGGGAATAGGTTATCGTCCCCGTACTTGACCCAGTCCCCCTTCGCGTGTTCGCGGTAGGACCTAGCTTCGTACGTCTTGAGTTGGACGTTTTCGATTTTATTCGTTGCCATAGAAGAGTACGTTATCTTCGAGAGTGATAGTAGGGAGGCTTACGATAGCCGCCCCCGGAACGCGCAAGGTACCCTGCTCGATTAAAGCTACAACCGCCGCGTTATTTGGGTCTTTATTGGTACTTGAGTTCTGGGCATAAACGAAATAATCGTAATCCCCGGTCTCCGTCAAAAGGACGTTATTCGTGGTAGTCGCGTTTGTAGCTACCTGAATCTTCGTATACCTCGGATTGTCGTTAATCACGTAACCCACGAAATAGAAATCTTCGAGGGTCATCCGGTGTACCAGCTTGAACAGGTAATGCGTGTACGTGTAATCCCGCCCCGCGTCCTGAAGCGTGAGGTAGATGTTCTGGTTACCGCTATTCGAGTTTAAGTACAACATCTCGAGGGATTAGGTGTGCTTCGGGTACTACTTCGTCGAGGTCGTAGTTCTCGGGGCTGTACTTATAACGCGCAAAGGCACTAACATTTACGGAACTCTTTACATCTGCTACCGTAGGCGTTTGGCTCCAGAAGGGTTCTACCTTCGTTTTCTCCCAGACGCTCCGCCGGGAACAGCCGTCTAGACCTACCTGCCTATCAGTCCACATAACCGGGACTGCATCTACCAAACGTCTAGCCATAAAGCGACCGGCCCCCGAAGCGTAACCCCGAAACAAAGTCCCTTCTCTGGTGTCCGCTCGGAACATGTAGATATTTCGAGACCCGGCGAACTCGTACTCTTTCATCAGTTCTACGATATGCGCGCCGCCTCCCGGGAGGATGAAATCGTCCGAACCTAACTGGAGCATAAAGTCCCACGAGAAATCCCGCATCCAGTCGAGTAACTCGTTATTCTTTGTTCCCAGTCGTTCGTTCGCGAACCACTTGTAGTTCCATCCGAATTCCTGTGCGAGTTGCTCGTGTTCGTCTTCTGAAACCGCGATATACGGAACCAGTTCGGCCCCGTTTTCTTGGAACTCCTTTTGGATTCTCTGAAGGCCTACGTAGCAGGCTCGCGTAAGTTCTACCCGCTTCCAGACGGGTATATGAAGGGCTATTTTCATGGGAAGTAAATACGGTATAGGCGTGGCCAGTTGTGGTGGTGTAGGTCCCAGATAGTCAACCCCTCCGGCGGGGGGATATAGCCGAAATAGTCGGCTTTGTGCGGGAGGGCGTAGGCCTTTACCTCGTTCTTCCGCATCCAAGAACCTACCAAAATATCAAGGCAGTTCCAGTCGTATTCGAGACCTTCGAGCAGGGCCGCGTAGATAGTCGCAGGATAGAACGAAACTCCGGTCCCCGGAACGTCTACCCGCTTCGTGTCTGGGTTCGCACGGAGGCAGTGCGCTACGGCCTTCGGTTCCTGTCCGTGTACCTCTTTGCCGTGGTGGGTGAGGATAGCATTCGGAAAGGCCCCCGAATAGTTCAAGAAATCTTCTACGTACGTAGGTGGGTATATCAGGTCGTCGTCGCACGAAATAAAGTCCCCCGGCACGTGTGCTAGCTTGGAGAAGTCCCCTCGGTTTGGTCCGTGTGTAACCGTTATCCAGTCCGTTTCTAAATCGAGCGGGAAAGATTCGTCCGCCCAGTAGATATACAACTGTCGTACCTGTCCCTTTAGGGAAAATATAGCCTCTTTGGAGGCGGGCCACCGTTCGGGAAGGCAGGCCATGCCAGCGTTAACCATATAGCAAAGAAAAGGCCGGGAATACCCCGGCCCTATCCTAACCAAGAAAACAAACCTTTACGTCTCCGAAGTATAAGTAATATTCGTCACCGCGGTAAGGACCGGAGCGGGTGCCTTTTCTTCCGCCGTAAACGTCAACGTGTAGCCGTGCATATCGGCGGCCGCCGTTCCTACCGTAATGGTTCCTCCCGTAACGTCTACGCCGTTTAGGAGACCCATAACCAAGCGCTCTCCGTTTGCGGTTTCCACGATAACGCAAAGACGCGTCTTAATCAGGTCTGCAATTTCGGCGTTAACGGCCGCTTCCATCTTCGGAATCGTGACCTCGAGAACTTGAGAATAGAAGACGTTCCCCGTTTCCATAGACGCGTTAATCGTCTGAACAAACGAAGCCGTGTTCTTCGTCAGCTGAAAAGAGTAGACGGTAATTGCCTCGGCCGCACCTGCGAGAGCACCCGCAGTAACCGTGCCCCAGTTGGAGCCGTCCGGGTCGAAGGTCTTAACCCAGAAGCGACGTACACCCCCGATAGCGTCTTTACAGGGGTATCCCCGTCCCGTGATTGTGATATTACAAGGCATTGAATTTGGGATTAAAGACAAAAGGAAGGGGCTATTAGCCCCCTCCTTCTATCGGGTTGTTATTACGTGGTCCGACGGAGCAGGCCGTACGAATCGTGGTCTACTACCTGCGTGCCGAATGCGAACTTCATGATAACGCGGGTAACGTCGTCTCCCGTCACGCCCATGAGGTCGAGAACTGCCGCCTCGGTGAGGTCGGTCAGAAGGTTCGTTCCTGCGTACAGGTTCTCAACACGCGAAATCAAAAGCGTGTCATTCGGGAAACCGCCGGGGCAAACGACGGTGTGACCTGCGTACTTGTCGGCCATACCTTCTGCGAGGTAAGGCAGGTTGTACGTAGCAGCCAAAGCGGAGTAGTACAAAGACTTCGACGCGCGGCTCATGTAGATAATGGCCGTAGTGTCGCCACGGAGAACCGGCGGGCAGTTCGTAGTGGTCAAAGACTCCAACTTCGAAAGGATATTCGCAGCAGACAGGGCAGCCGTTAAGTTTGCTTCGTAGGTCGGCGAAGCCAAAACCATTTGACGGAGCAGACCGTTGAACGCGGTGTAGGTAGCACCCGTCGCCGTACCGGCGTCGATGTTGTAATTACCCTGCCAGATGTTGAACTCGATAGATTCTGCGGCCTTCTTTGCGACGTACTGTGCCGCCGCTGCCTTCATGTCCGCCGGGGCCGGAGCAGCAGCACCAATCATTTGCTCAGACTCCCACGCCATATGGAGGTCTTTGTTACAGATTTGGTCGTTAATCTGGAGGTCCGTCAAAGACAGAGCAACGTCGGACAAAGCCAAAGCCGTACCCGTCGTAAACGTGCAAGTAGCGGCCTGAATTTGGCTACCGGAGAACTTCCGCAGTTGAGCACGTCCGCGGACGTTGTTCAGTACGGTGACATAGTTGTTTGCAATTGTGTCTGCTGCCAGAATTGCGGGGGCCACATAGGGAAGCGCCTGTTTCCCTACGTAGTTACTGGTGATTGAAGCATCTGCCATGATTACTGCATAAAGTGGTTTTGAATGATTGCAACACGCTCCGCTACGGAGTGGTTAGAAAGGTTGAGGGGTTTTACCTCTTTTTGAACTGGGGCCTTACGGATTGCCGGGGTAGCCGTCTTTCCGAGTTTCTCGATTTGCGCGTCGCGCTCTGCGATAGCTTTAGAAACCTTCTTCAGTTCTTGATTCATCGACTTGATAGCCTCCGAAATCATGGACTGGACTTCTTCGCGGGTAAGAACTTCGCTCATTTTCTCTTCTTCTTCTTTCGCCTCTTCTACCTCCTCGACTTCCGGGGCCATCCATTCTGCGATAGCGCCATCCGTTACGACGAACTTTGTTCCGTCCTCGAGGGTGTAGTCTCCGTCCGGGAGGGGGATTTGTTCCCCTTCGTCATTCACGACGAAAACGGGAACGCCGATAGCCCACTCTTCGGCTTCGGTTTGGATTTCCTGCCCTCCTTCGAGGATGGCAGTAGCCAGTGCGACCTTCTCCTCCGACAGCATAGCGCTGTACTTGGAAAACAAGGCCGCAACTCTTTGGTTAATGTTCATTGAGTTATAGGGTTTAAGGGTTTAACTATTTGGAAGGTCATTTCTTGACAGAAGCCACTTCCGCGCGGACGTCCTCTAGAATCTCTTCGAGTTCTCCAAGGAACGAATCCGCCGATAAATCGACCTTCCGCGTGAACATCCCTTCGATACTGAAGCCTTTAATTCGGTTCTCTTTGACCCATTCTTCCCAGATAGCATCGGAATCGATTTTCATGGAAACCATCCACGTTCCACGTGGAACATTCATACCGTACATACGGCTTTTGTCTTGTTCTCCTTCCACTATCCACGACTCAATAACCGTGGTTCCGTTTAAGGGAACTTCGTGCTCGAGGGTAGCGCGGTTCTGGTTTCCTGCCTTAAAATAGAGTTCCATCGCTTTGCGTACGGTCTCCTTCGAGAACCAGATATGGAACTCCTGTTCGTCTTTCCGCCGGTAAATCGGTTTGTCTGGAATCAGAGCAGGACCCATAACCACGCGCCGTTCTTTGTCGGTCGTTTGGAAGTTGTACTGGGTAGAAAGGGCGACCCAGTCCGCCTCGATAGCAGGTTCTGCCACCAAAGAAATTGCCTGAATGCCGTACGCGTCGGCCTGTTCGTCGATTACGAGTTCGAAAATTTCCATTATCCTACTAGGCTAGCTTGTTCTTTTATCTTTTGGTTCGCTTGTTGAGCATTCGAGACGTCGGAAGCGAGTACGTAACTCTTGAACCCGCTCGTTTGGCTTCCGCGCATAAAGGAAAGGTCTATCTGCGGGGCTTGAGGGGCTGAACCTCCGCCCATCCCTCCGCCGCCTCCGCCCGCAAGGGTAGGCGTAGTCTCCGCCGGGGGCCATTTCTGCCTGCTAATTGTTGCAATTTGTGCAATACCCGTAGCCGCTACCGCTGCCGTCTGAAGGAGTCGCAGGATTGTAGACGGTTGCGTTTTGTCCGTGAGGGCCGTAGTGACACCTTCGGCGGTATTCATAATCGCAGAGGCCAAAGAAATAGCCTTCGAAATCTTAAAGTTCCGTTCGGCCCGCTTTTCGTCGCCCTTCGTAAACGCGTCGTTCAGAGCAGAAACGGCCTGAAGGGTCATATTCGCAAAATTCAGCGTACCCTGCGCCTTCTGGTTCTGAATCTTGATATAGTCGTGCAGGTAATTGTTATCCGATTCTCGGATTTCCTGCGTAGTTCCTATAATAGTTTTCTTGGAGTCGTTTGCGAACTGGCTCACGCTAGCCCTTCCTGCCTGAAGGCCCGCGTTTGTCTCTTGTAGGGTCTTCAGTTCTTCGGCTCGTGCTTCCCGTGCGACTTTGATGCGCTCTTCTTCGAGTGCGATAGCTTCGGCCTTCAGTCCGTTGACTTTATTCTGGAGTTCCGTTTGGAGCGTTAACGATTCCTGTTCGATTTCGTAGACCCGTACCCGCAACTCCGCTAAACGGTCTAAATCCTCCTCCGTGGCGTTCGTCGTGGCCTGCCTCTGCTGCTCGATTCGCAGTTCTTCGCGAGCGTTTCCGAGTCGCTGGTTTACGAGGTTCTTCTCGAGGTTCGCCGCCCGCCGTGCCGCGCTAATCCTTTCCTCTATACTGCGGTTTACGTCGTCCGAAACCATTTTCAAACGCTCGATTTCCGCCCGCTGTTTCGCCGTTTCTACGGTGAGTTCTCGGTTAGAAGCCCGTAACCTCTGGGTGGCTCTCGTGAGTTCATCGATAACTGCTACCTCCTTCTTGATTTCCTCCCCGATACCTTTAACCGCGTTTGCCGCGTCCTCCGCCGCCCCTTGGAAATCCCCCTGAAAGAACTTAACTATAGCGCCTCCGATAGCTGCCACGCGGTCCAGAAGGACGTTGAACGTGGCTTTGAGCATATTAAGGCCCTGCTCTAACAACTTCGCCCCTTCCGCCGTCTGGGTAAAGTAGGCCGCGAGGGTTCCGACAGCCACCACGATAGCCCCGATTCCCGTAGAAATCAGAGCGACCTTGAGGAGGCCCATAGACCCGATTAAAGACCGCGCCCCAGCTACGCCCTGAACCAAACCGGAAGCCAGCCCACCCGTAAGCCGGTCGGCCCCTCCGAGGGCTTTCTTACTGGATTCGCCTAAATCGTCAAACGCCTTCTCCGCCGCTTCGAGGGCGTTATCTAGGTCGGACGTGTCGGCCTTAATATCTACTACTACCTCTTTTTTAGCCATGGAATAGGCGGTATATCACGTATAACAAAAGGCCATACCAGCCGAAGAAAACCAGTGATGCCAGCACCACATCTAAAACCTTATGCCATACAGGACGGCGCGGCCTCTTCAGAAGGTGCAGAGCATCGATAATATAACCGAAGTCCTTGCATCCTTTAACTCGAAACTCTTTCGGAGTCATGGCTGGTAACAGTAGGAGGTGCCTGCGTCGTAGATAAAGCCGTAACGCTCGCAGCAGGTACGGGGTAATTGAAATACGTTAGTTCCCGAAGGGTTTTGAAATTCAATTCTTCCGGTTCGGCCATCTACCGGGATGTAATCGCAATCGCGGATATTTCCTAGAATCTTCAGAAGTTTCACCGTTACCGTTCCGTCCGTGGTGGGGTCGTATCCCGATATTTCGAGTACCCTCCAGTACGTATCAAAGAGGTAGATTTTGTCGCTCCATTCGAACGTCGAAAGGTCGTAGGGTTCGAGGCGGAACGTAGCTGTAAGTATCCGCGCATCCGAAGAATACAGCTGGTTCGCGTATAGTTGCCAGTACTTGTTGTACAGGGTATCGTACGGGTTCGCGGTAATATCGAAGAACGGAAGTTCGATACCGAACATAAGGGAATCGTCCGGAACGTTTGCATCCTGTGTATTGTTGGACGTGTTGAACTGTCCAAAGAAAGGAATGTCGTTCGCTACCGCCGTTCCTGAATTGTCTACGAGGATACTCGTATCCAGTTGGCCGTTCCAGTACGCTAGTCGTGCCTTTACTTCGGGTAATGAAACGTCATCTTGCGCCTCCGAAGAAATCAGACGCAGGATATTCAGCGAAGTGTCTGGAACCAGCGACGTAACGAACGGAGCAAAGCCGGAGGTAATGATTTCTTCCCCTGTAGCGAAGTCGTTCGCCGGGTCAAGGATTTCGTGTTGTCCGTAAACGCGGGAGGTCGAGTTCTTAAATACCACGTTTACGAGGTCCTCCCCTTCGGAGTGGGTCCATACGTACCGCTTCTTCTGGATGTCCGAAGTCGGGGTAACGGTAATATCCATTCCGAGGTCTATCTTATTCGTCCAGTCCTTTTTGTCCCCAGTAGCCATATAGTCGTTAAAGGGTTCTATATAGACTTTCTTCGGGTTGACTCGGTCGGGAATAAATACGAGGTTAAAGCACTTCTGAAGACCCATCAAAAAATCAATTTGCCGCATCTTTGGCATATTGCGCGCGGTGTCGAGCGTAGAAATAAACGGCGTTACGGAGGTTATGCGCCACGATGTTCCGCCAAGTCCTACGGTACTTCCATTTGATAGGAACGTAATGTTACCCGCGCTAGTCTGAACCTGCACCTTCCATGTAGTTCCTGCAGTAAAGTTTCCTGAAAAGGTTGCGAAGGCATTTGGACCTCCTAGCCCTGAAGAAATAGTATAATTGGTTGTTCCGTCCGTAAGTCGTAGCGTAGCCGTAGCCCCCGCCGTTCCATAGGTAACTTGGTAATAAAAAGACATCGAATAGATTCCCGAGACGGGCACGGTCCATGTGGGGCTTGCAAAGTCCGCGCCCAAATCATAAAAGGGGTTCGTTTCTTGGAAGTTTACGTCGGTCCACGCAGTCGGAGCCGTCAAAGTCAGGTTTGAGGTTCTGCCTACCCAGAACTTCAAAGATTCGAGGTCTTCGGTAAACCGTAGGTTACGCCCTCCCCCGTGTAGCATCATATATAGGTCCGACTGTCCTGCTAGCCACGTAGACGCGTATTCGAATCCTGCCGTGTCGAAGATTTCTTTAACTACCTCCTCGACCCGGATAAACGGGGTGAAGTCCGAAGGGTACATCTTCGAGGTGCCGGGGTTCGTGGTTCCGTTCCAGTTCTGAAACCTGTCAACCACTCCGTACCTCACGTCTCCCGAAAGGAGGGTCCCGCTCCAACTGCCCGTTATATTCGAATAGGTAAGTGAATGGTTAAAGGCCGATAAATTCAAATCCGATAAAAGCCCCTCCCCGACCGATTTCGCAAGGTCCGCCGTCTCCCCAAAGAACGCCACCTCGACATCTACGAACTGCCCTCCCGTGATATACCAGCCCTTTACCTGAATATACCCCTGCATAATCAGTACGCCGCCGTCCATCAGGCGGGCGGGTATCTTCTCTTTGAGGTCAAAGGCCGGAACCTGTGCGAGCGTGTAGGGTCCGAATACATCCTCGTTCTTCGGGGTCAGAGGAACGCGGAACGTCTGCGAGTATCCGGAGGTCGGTTTGTTGACTTGCGTAATATCCGTAAACCCGTACGTAAGGTTTACGGGTTCGAACTCGTAAATCTCCAGTTCCTTCCACGTGGTCCGGTATGCGAGAATCGTTAGCATCGGATAACTTGAGCGAGTTCTACGTTTAGGGCTAGCTGGGTCATGCGACCGTCTGCGGTAGTCTTATAGGTCGCTTGAGAGGTCGTAACAGTTACCGGATTCCATACCCCGTCTATTTTTGCGTACACCTTCCGCGAGCGGAGCAGGAACGGGAGAAGTTTAGAATCTGCGACGTTAAACAGGCCGTTTAGGATATACTGGAGTTTCGCGGTCTTCTGGTACGCCTCTACCTCCGGGTTAAAACTCTGGAAGGTATACGTAGCCGCGTCGTAATTGCCGAGGGCCTTGCGGTACGTCTTTTCTTCGGTCGTGATACTACGCCCCGGACGCCCTTCGAACTTGAGGTAGTCCCACCCTCCCCGCGAGTTCGCGAACGCTACCTGTACACCTTGGTCTTTGTAGTCTGTGCAGTCCCGAATGATAGACAGTACATTCCCTTTATGAACGGAGGAGGCGTTTTGTGGGGTAATCGTGATTTGCTTCCACGCGGTAGCGGAGAAAATAGGACCTAGAACCTGTGCCGGATAAACACCAGCGTACACGAGAAATCCGTTTATTGGTGTAGTCGCGGACGGTACTTGCGCCCCGTTACCCGTCGTAAACTCTTTAATGATTATGGTAGGAGCACCAGTAGGCGGAATAAGCTGAAAAGAAAGCCGTGTAACATCGGTTACGGTGTCTTTGTTGATTAACGCGAAGAACCCTTCGTCGTCGTCCGCCGCCTCTATCGTAATCACGTTGTTTACGGGTTCCCGGTCGGTAAGCCAAAACTTCTTCGTGTTGGCCGTTCCGTAGTAATCCGAGAACGAGGGATGCAGGCCACTAGAAACCTGCTCGTACCCGTCCATCACGTAGATAAACTTCGTGGCTTGTGCGAGCGCCTCCGTTCCCGTGTACTCCCCGATTTTTACCTCGTACTTGTTCATGTTCCCGTTACTACGGGTGTACGGGAGCGCGGAGTAATCGAAGAGCAGGGTAGAAGCGTTGTATACCTTTTCGTCTACCCGCGTCCGCCCCTGAATTACTCGGTTCAGGTCGAAATGCGCCCGGTTATTAGAATTCGGCTTGAGGTAGTATTTCCCTATCTCCGTCCCGTTCTCGAATACCTGCACGATAAACGCGAACGCGTCCGTAATCGTGAGGGACGTTTGGAGCGTGTAGATTAGGGGTTGTCCCGCGGGCATCCACGTTTCGGACGGGTTAGACGTAAAAGACGCGGCCATTTATTTCGGTTTCAGAGTAACAGTTATCGGGCTGGCTTTGGCTACTAGCTTTTCCACGAAGGACTCCCCTACGGCCTGTGCGAGTTTGTCGCCCTTCCTGCGGATAGCCCATTCGAAGCCGCTAACGAAATAACGAACGCCGGGTATTCCCTTACGCTTGATACTTCGGGCTATCAGGAACGCGGCGGAGTTTAGTTTCGATTCTGTCTGCTTGATAAAGGCCCCCGTTTTGGGGTCGCGGAGGCGGACGGGTTTAACCTTCATCCACTCCCGTACCGCTTCGGTAGGTGGCTGTTTGGTTCGGTACGAGAACGGGGAGCCGTGGCGTACTTGGTTGCCATTTACCCCCCAGTGGACGTACGAAGCGTATTCGTTCGCTTTCCCTTTGGCGTATAGCTGAATTTCTTTAACTCCGGTCTTCCCGTAGCGGAACTTAAAAGCGAGGGACCTCTGGAGGGTACGCGTAGCTACTCCGTACCGGGGGTTCTTCCCAATTCGTTTGGTTCCTAGTTCGCGCTTCGAAGCGTTGATTACTTCGTTTGCAAACTCTATCCACGCTTTATCTGCTTCTTTCATCGGCCCTGTCCTCGGTAGGGTTTTTTCCAGTTCTTCCCTGCTTTGTGGGTTCCCTGCTTCTTCTTTGCGTGTACCCCCGGACGCGAAATGCTGCGTTCTATCCGGAGCGGTTGCGCCTGTGCTTTAGCCTTCGCCATATTGTGGGAATGGGTTGGGGTCGTTGTTTTGCCACTCGTCGGTCTTGCTCAATGCCGCGGCCTCGTCGCGGGTGAGCACGCCGGTCTTGTCGGCTGGTTCTTCTTTGTACTCAAGCATAAACTCCGTGCCCGCAAGGTTCCACAGCAGGGTCTGCTTGAATAATGGCCACGGAACGCTTGGCAGTTCCGCAAGGGTGTAGAGGTGATACCAGTAGGTCATAGCCCGTAGTTGGTCTTTGTGCTGTTGTAGTTGTTGCTCACTTCTGTCGCTGTCAGAGATTTCTTGTAGTGTAAAACCTCACCGAGCCGGATGTTGTTGAATCGGCCCAGTGTGCCGTTGATGTTAATAGCACCGAAGAACGGCTTGTGAAAGCTGTTCATGGCTGTCCAACTGCTTCCAGCCGCAAGCGTTTGCGCTTTCGTTGCTATCTCAACCCCGTCCTTGTAGATTTTATGTGTTCCTGTCGTCGTTGTAGTGTAGATAAACACATGCGTCAGATGTATCCACGTCCCCGTTGGTACCGTTTCGGCCTTCAAAATAAATTCCTCGTTAGTAGGTGGTCCATCATCATAAGCAGCATAAAAATAACCGTTTCCGTTACCTCCCGAAACACTGCTGTTTCTGTTGTCGATGTCGATAATCCTAACTCGTGCACCGCCAGTACTTCGCAAATCCGTAACCATAATTGCATCCAACCATGCCGGTGTTGTGACGTAGTAAATCCAAAAAGACCACGTATTGCCGGATGTAGTCAGGTCGAAGTGTGTGACGTCGCTGCTGCCAACCATGTAGTCGTTCACCCCGTCAAACTCGAAATACCTGCGGCCTCCGCTCACGGTCCATGTCGGCCCTGTTATCGTTACGGAATAGGCACTATTTGACAGGTCCGTCCACGTGCCTCCGGAGCCGCTGTAGCTGTCGAGGTTGTACGCGTCGAGGTACAAACTCAACTTATCTGTGATTACAGGATAGACGCGCCGTGCGGCGCTTACTGCCTTGAGAAACATCATACCAGTGCGCGTTCTCCGGTTAAGGTCCACTCATTCTGTGCGGTTCGCTTTAACGCGATTACCGAATACCTCGCGAAGGTTTTGAGGGTCTCACTCGAAACCAGCGTTACCCCGCTTCCCGCCGCTATCGTGATTTGTCCGGTATTGGACTGCTCGAAATAGATTTCCGTGTCCGCTACCCACGTCACGGAAGACTGCGGAGGAACTGTTACCGTGGTAGCGACTGTATTCGTGTAACGCTTGTATTTGCCTGCATCTGCAAGAACGAGGGTATACGCCGTAGAACTGAAGTTCTCGACTACGCTATAACTCGAACCCCCTCCGCCTCCGCTTGCAGATATTGTTACACTGTCCGTAGTCGCGTCCGTCGTTATCGTTATGTTCGTTCCTGCGAAGAGGGTAAGGGTGTCGGAAGCGGATTCTGCTTCTACGGTAGTTTGACCTGCTACGGCTATTCTAGAAAAAGCATTCCGCGTACTCCAAGAAAGCGTACCGGCCCCGTTCGTCTGGAGGACCTGTGCGCTGCTTCCATCTACCGGGAGGGTGTACGTCGTATCTCCCGTGAAAGAGGAAGGAGCACGTAACGCGATAAAATTTATCGGAAAGTTCGGTTCTTGGAATTTGAGTAAAGCCGAAGAACCCGTGTTGCTAATTAAACGAACGTCGTCGTATAACGCTTGTACTCCGCTACCGAATGAAGCGGCAAAATATCCCGTGGTATTGTCTAGGATAGACAGACCCTCCCCGTTTAAGTCTATGGTTCGCGGTTCCGTTATTGTTACGTCGTTTGCATCCAGCGTCCTGCTCGTGAAGGTTATCGTATCGGTTCCTGCGTCCGTCGTAATCGTGGTTCCGTTTGCACCTACAAGCGTGGCGGTAGCCCGCGTATTATTCGCTACAACGTTCGATTGTCCCGATACCGCAAACGTGCTAAACGCTGGCTCTTCGTTTCCGGGTGTCCACGTCCGTACGTATAGGCGTCCGGTATTTTGTTGTGACCGTGTAACCGTTGCTACCGGGATAGCCGGAACGCCCGCCGTACTCGAGAGTTCTCCCGCCGTCCCGGAAGCGTATAGAATCGTTCCTATGGCGTAGGCGTTCGTATTGATTCCCCGAAGTTCCCCGTACGTACGTGCGTGTCCTGTGCCTCCGATTGCTAACTGTTTGTCCGCAAGTCCTACCAGATACATAGGGCTATCTACATCCAAGTCGAACAGACCTACCGAAACTTTATCTCCGTGGCTGCCTATGGCCTTGAGTAGCTTTCCCTTTGCGATAACAGACCCTGAACCGTTAAATACTGCCATATCGAGAGCGCGAGGCGCTCCGTTAATCCACTCCGCCGAAACTTCGTCGTAAATCAACGCGTCGTGGTCCAGAGGGTCCGTTATCGTGACGTCATCGAGGTCTTCCAAAGAACCTCCCGCCCCGCCTCCAGTCGTTAAGCTAACTACCCCGTTCCCTTCGTCCGTGAGGGTGCCGTTCGCTACTTTGATAGTATTTACCGAAAGGACATCCACGGTCCCGTCCTGAGTGAGCATCCGAAGAAGTCCCCTCCGTGCGTAGACGAACCCGCCCCCTTCAGGTTGTACCCCGTCTATAGGAGCGTCGCACGCGCTGCGGTCGTACGGGAGTTGGATACCCAGTTCCAGAAGTACCCCCGCGAGGACGTTCGACCCCGCTTCTTGCAGAGGGGTAACCGTGGCGTTTACCACCTCGTAATCCTCCGAGAAGATGAAGATATTACCCCCGTTTGCGATGTCTGCGAGGATATCCTCCGCGCATTGTTCCGCGTCGCTTACTATTTCCTTTTGTCGCTCTGTCTTTGATTCGTAGTGGCTGGGGAGGTCGAAGATATATACCTCGAAGTCCAGCGTTTTCGTGGTGTCCTCGTACGTCGCCCCGGTATAGACCACGTGCATAAGCGGATACGAATCGAACTTCTGTAGGTCCACATCTTCCGGGGACCCAAACGAAAAGGACCGGATAAAGAAGTGGTTATCTGCGAAGTCTTCGAACCGCTTTATAATGGTGTTTAGAGTAATCATTACGGGGTGTTTTGGGCCTTAAAGGAGGATATTACCGTCTTTGCTTTAACTCGTGCGCAAGGTCTTTTAAGAACGCTAGGTGTTGGAGGGTGACGTTAATGGGTTTTTGCGTGACCTCTTCCATACGGAGGAAATCCTCTCCCGCCAACTGGTAGAGCGCCGGGTACCACTTCCATTTGTCTGCAAGTGCCGAACCGCCTCCTCCGCCTCCAGTAAAGACGCTTGCAAAGTCTGAAGCCGTACGATTCTTGTATTCCAAAAAAAAAGCAGGGCACCCGAAAAGAGGTCGGCGGGCATCTTCTTAAACGGCTCCGCGTCCTCTTTGGCGGTGTATGCCTTCAGCTTGTATTCTTTGCCTACATGGTACTTGAGGGGCCTATAGAGTACCGACATGATACGGTGCGCGTTTGCCCAGAAGTCCTCTTGATAGCTTTCGCAGTCTATCCATTCCCCCGTGGTGAATTCGTCCCAGTCTTTAATAAACCCGTACTTCTTCCCTTCGAGGGTTATGATAGGTTCGTGCCGCGCTACTTCGGGAATGTTGTTTACCCGGTGTAGGATTTCGTAGATGTCGCCCATCGGAATGGTGCGGGCTTCCTGTTCCGAAATATCACAAACGGCACAAACCTTTTGCAGGTCTGTCGACTTCGTGCAGAGGACCTGTAATTGACCGAGGGTTAGCTGGCTCCAGTTGGTAGGGTAACGCATCGAGGAAATAACGGGAAGAAGTGATTTCCTCAAAGTTAGGGCATAAAAAAAGGCCCCGAAGGGCCTTCTTGGTTTAGTTGCCTTTCAGCCACTTGTCTATGTTGGCCTGTGCCTCGTTCCACTTCTGAATGCAGAACTTTTGGGTGTAAGGGAATTTCTTTCGTGCCGCGGTTCCTGAAGTAGCGTAAACCGTAAGGAGGTCGTTCCACTTATTCTTTTCTGCGACGAGGGTTTCGAATTGTGCGCTCATGTCTGTGTGTGTTTGTTTGACCCCACAAACATACGGCTTTTTTCTTATCCTGCAAACTTTTCAAGGATTTTTTTTCATGCCCTGAATGAATAGGGGGAAATAAAAAAGGCCCCGGAGGGCCTTCGCTTCGTTTAGGCGATTGTGTACCGGTTTCCGTCTATTTCTGTGCGTCCGTTCACGTATTCCTGTACTCCGGTTTCGGTCAGAACTTTCGTCCACGTTCCGAATTTGTCCTTTGTTTGACCGATTACAATCATCCGAAAATCCGTGTTGAATGTGTCGTTGTAAAGAACTGTCGTGTTCAAGGGGAGGTTTGAAAAGGTCATGTTTTCCGTTTGTTTGATGAAGCAAAGATAGGGCACCACTTCTAACCTTCCAAACTTTTCCCTAACTTTTTTTCATCCTATCCGGTACCTCCCGTAGTTCGGGTTACTCTGGTTGAACATAGCCGCATACCTCGCCGCGTCGATAGCGTGGTTAAACGCGTCTACCGGTTCGTTGAGGTTCTTCCCGTTTTTGTCCTCCTTCCACTTGTAGTTCCGTAGTTCCTTTATCAGGTTCAGCGAACGGGACGTAACGGCCAAAGGCTTCGAGTGGAAGAACTGAATTCCCGCACGTACGGAGTCGGGACCCTTCCGCGCTGGGTGTACGTTCATCCCGTACCCGTGTAGTTCGTCTATCGACTTCGGTTCGGCGCTGTCTGCGATAACGGTATTCTTCCCGACCTCCGATTCGAGCAGTTGGAATATCTGCCTATTCGAAAGGCCGTTCTGGTATAGTACCTCATCGAGCAGGAACGCCTCCCCGTCCGAGTAGACCGCTACGCACGCCGTCGGGTCGTTCGTGTATCCGAAATCCAGTCCGTAGGCTACCAGCTTAAAGCGTGGGTCTATGGTTTCGGTTTGGCTCCAGTGGGTGAGGATGGTGCTTCGGGATTGTCCCCGCTCTCCGAGTCCGTAGATTCTCCAGTAGTTGGGGTCGGCCACTTGTAACCGTTCAATCTCGGCAACGAGGGACGGTTCAAGGAAGGGGTTATCTCGGAACGTCGACTGAAAGAACGTGGCATCTTCTCGAGGTATTACGTGGTCGTATATCCAGTGGAATTCGTCGGAGGGGTTGTAGTCCAAAAGTACCTTACCCGTGGTTCGGATAAGCAACTGCCTGAAGTCTTCGAGGTTTAGTTCGTTCGCCTCGTTTATGAAAAGTACGTCTCGCTTGCGTCCGCGTATCTTCTGGGGCTGGTCAATACTGATAAATTCTATCAGGTTCCCCTCGAGGATATAGGTCGCGTCGCTCTTATTGTGGTTTACCTCTGTATAGATTCCTTCGCGCTTGAGTATCTCGAAGAAGTCCCGCATAACGGAAGCACGGAGGGCCGGGAAGGTCTTTCGGCAAATGGTGAGTACCGCCCCGCCGTTTGGGTTCCTGTAACAGAACTCGACCAGAGAAAGGAGGATAGAATACGTTTTGCCCGAACGGGTACCGCCCTGGTGTACCTGAATCCGGGTCTTACAGTTGCGTACGTCGTAGTACGTCTTCGCGAGTTTCAAAGGCCTTCGCCGTTAAGCCATGAAAGGGGCGAGCGTTCCGTTACCTCGATTTCCTGTCGCTCGATATATCCCCGCTTCTTTCCTTTGGTCTTCAGGTAAAAGATAGTCGCGGCGGGGTTCCCCTCTTTTACGAGTTTGTAGAGGTGCGATTCTGCAAAGTCGATTACGCTTTCTTGGATGGATTCTACCGCCGCTTTATAGGCGGGGTCTTCTTTAAGCCATTCGTAATGCTGGGTCCGTCCTACGTTCGCTTTCTTGGATGCAGTCGACACGATACCGAGAGACAATTCCAAAGCCTCCAGCATGGCCTTTTTCCGATGTTCGGTTTGTTCTCTCATGCTTTGTTAACGAGTTCAGCCTTCTTTCCTGTGAAGTTCTCCCACGCTTGAATGACTACCGCTATTTGTGTGGTGTTTTCTGGTAGTGCGTGTTCCTTTACTTGGAGGGTGTGGTCTCCTAACTTCCACTTCTGGTCCTCCGTGTCCTTTTCGCGAACCTCGGTCTCTTCTTCAGGGGTCCACACATCGAGTCCCCAGTCCTCCAACTGGTTTGCGTCCCACTCATTCGCGAGGATATCCCAGTCCCATTCTCCGTACCCTACGTTATCCTTGATTATGAATTCTTCTTGCTGGGAATCGAGCCACGAAACCACGTGAACGGGAACCTCCCGCAGTCCGGCTTCTTTGCAGGCCCGTAGACGCATATTTCCGCCCAATACAACCCCGTCCGGCGTGCAGACGATAGGGCGTACCTCTAACATCTGCGGGAACGCTCTAATCGACTGAACGAGTTTCTGGAATTTGTCGTCTTTGATTACGCGGGGGTTCTTCGGGTTTGGCTTGAGGGTATCAAGTTTTGCCCGTTGTGGTCCAGTATTCTTCATCGTGCCAAATTTCGCCCATTACGTCCCTCGCTATTACTTCGAGCCATGCACGGTCTACGGAATCGGCCGGACGGATTCTTTCCGTGTACTGGGTATCTTGGTGGTACGTAGGTCTCGGTACGTACGAATGAATCTTACCCTCCCGGGCGTACTTGAGTATTTGCGCCGCTATCTGGTGGCGTTCTTCTTTCGTGTAACTCATTCTTCGAGTATTGCGATTATTACCATGCTCAAGGCCACGATAAGACAGAGGGCTAGGATGTTGTTTAGGAATTCCATTAGCCGCGGGCTAGTTCCTCTTTCATCCAGTCGTCGAAGAAGCCTTCGCGCCGTCCGAGGTTAATCCACTTGCGGAATCGGTCCTGCCTTCTGTTTTCGCGGTATCGTTCCTCGTATCCTGCTGGGACGGGGTAGAAGTCTCCCGCGTCGGACTGGTATACCATTCCTGAATCCATTAGCCGCGAAATAGCCGAGGTTAGGGTTTGGTGTGGGTAGGGCAAAAGGCCCAAATTACGAAAACACTCAAGGTTATAGCCGGGGCCGTTTTCAATGACCTTGTAAACATGGTAGACCTTCGGGAGGTCTTTACCGCTTTGTACCTGTTCGCGGTATGCGTTAAGGGATAATGTGCTCATCGTTTGTTGGTGTTTGGGGTTTTGCGAGGTCTAATAATAAGCGGGTTATTTCTTCCGAATTCTTAAACCTATTTCGAGGCCAGTCGTGCCGTGCGGTTTCGTAGCCCTTTCGGTATGCCTCGTCGTGATTGTCTGCCTTTTCTTCCATTTCTAAAAATACTCTTTCAGGCACAATCACAGATTTATGTAAAGAGGATAATAGGTGTACAATTTCCTCCCATCCCGAATCTGTTATTTGTTTTTCCCTATGTAGCCACTCTAACTCGTGCTGAATGTCTTCGATTCCATATAAGTCTTTCATTTTCACGATTATTCTCCGCGGCGGGCGATAGCCTCCGCGAGTGAATGAATGTCCTTCTTTACTACCAGTTTCGTTCCGTCGGTAAAGCAGAGTTTAGAACCCGTACTGCGTAGGGTGTGTTCTTCGAGTACGTGGGTAACGGTGTCAAGGTTGACGTACACCAGTCGCGCGTCTTTATGTCCGAGCAGTTCCAACAAAATGTAATTATTCATCTTTTCCTTGGTTAGGGGTTTAGTAGTCGGAGCGGAATCGAACCGCTACGGACATGGAGTCCGTTCCCGTAGGCTGCGCCGCGGCTTCCCCTACGCCGACTAAATCGGTTATCGCTTATTCGCGTAATAGGCCACGCGTACCTTTTCGCGAATCTGGTACTTGAAATCCTCGAGTATCCTTTCGAGGTCGCGTTCGAAGTTCATGTCTTCGTGCCATTCGTTGAACGAGTCCGGCCCCCGGTCGGGGATGCTGCTACTCTGGACCCGTGGCCCGTCGGCGGTGTAGTGGTTCTGTCTCATTAGTCGATGTCTTTTAATTCGGTTAGGACCTTCTTCGCTTTTTGCACGATTACGTAATCGATGCTGTTCATGTTGACTTCATCGATGAAGTCGAGGGCGGCGGCGTACTTCTTGTGGAGGTTCATGTACTGCCGCTCGAGGATTTTGTACTCGAGGCTCATTTCGTTTGTTGTTCGGTGTATGCGGCGGCGGCTTGAGTTCCGTAGGAATCTACCCAGACGAAAATCATATTTCCGTGCGGGTCTCGGAATTCGATTCCGAGTTTGTACCCTTCGAAGGGTGCAGCAAAAATTTCGGTGACGAAACCGCGGCTCTCGTAGTAGGCGGCGGCGGCTTTGCAGGTTTCGTAGGTCAGTGTCA